GAAGGCAATCAGTTCGGCTACGGTCATCACGTTTTCTCCACCAGTGGGCCTAACCCGTCAGTCAACCGGACCTTGGGCGGCGTTGCTTTATCGCTCATCGTTGCTCCTGTTGCGGCCAAGGCCGGTTACTTCTGCGTTAGGGGATACAGACCGTGCGAAATAGACAGGCATCGACTCGCCGCGCACCTCGAACATTTCTGGCTCTGATCCATCGGCATCGAGCGCAACAAAAACACGTTCCTCTTGCCCTCCAACGATGGTGTAATCAGCGCTCCAGCTATCGGCCCATTCTGCCCAAGTCCTCACCGCCTGCTCTGAGTAGTTTGCCTTCACGCGCTTGGCATCCTCGCGTTCCGATTCTTCCCGCCAAACCAGATATACCTTTTCCATCGTCTTCTCCAAAATATCCCCTAACCCTACGCTCAACCGGAGCTTCGCCAAAAGCGGCGCAGCCCGGTTAGCTACACGTTAGGAGTCCAGATTGCTGCATCTGCATCTTCAACAGCATCCTCGTCGGTAGTAATTTCTACGCGGATAACAGCATCCCGGCCATCTTTTGTTTTAACCTTGGCAATAGTTAAAACTTGGGAGACGGTCAAACCTGGCATATTTTTCAACGCTTCAATGGCTTGTTCGATTGGTAAATTCATTTTTTCTCCTAAAACATTCAGTCCTAACGGTTCATTGCACGGGACGGCAGGCCGCCCGTGAATTCAGGCGTTCGGCGTCACATGCGCACCGTAGTACCTAGCTTCATGGCGACCAGTGCGCGCATCGCCGCGAGTAGCGGGGTGGCGGCCTCAATCACCCATCCTCCCCGCGCGTCCGCCGCCCACCTGTCGCCGCGCTCGGTTAGGCTAATTCGATATTCCTCTACCAGCGGGCCTCCTTGGCACCACCCGCGCGAGGGTGTGTACTGGTATTGCAACCGTCCGCAATCGTTCAACACGCAGCACTCGAAAAACGGCGCTATCGCGTTGTCTACCTTGTGGATCACCGCGCCAAGCCCAACGGCCTTTGCTACAGCCAAATCAAGCAACGGCCCTTCCAGTTCCTCGGTTACGTAGTTGTGCGGGCCATCGAGCATTGCTCTGCCGGCCATCTCCCGTATCTGGCGCAGTGTCGCGCCGCCTCGCACATCCAAAACATTTTCCATGCTGCCTCCTGTGGTTGTGAGCGCCGAACACGGCGTTCGTGCGGGACCGGCTTTCAGCCGGCCCCACAACTCATGCGTTGTGCCGCTCACCGAATCTCAATGCTGCGTTCTCGACACGCAGCCGCTCAAGTTCATCAGCCGTCAGCGGAAACCACACCGCAAGGCTGCTGTCCTCGCGCCAGTGCGCGCCGGTCTTGCGGTCAATTTCGTCGTGCGCCCAACCCTCAAGCAGCAGCCGTTCGCATTCAGCCCAATGGTCATCGTCTAGCAATTCAGCAAGCCGAGCGCCGAGTTTTTGCAGCGGGTGGCCCATTGGGGGCAGTTCGGGTAACTTGTCGCTATCGTCTGCATCAAAATCCATTGCTACATCCTTCGCCGCAAGAGCGGCATAACAATTCATTCAAGCCGACGCCATCCGCGCGGCTTAACTCAGGTGTTAGGCGTCTTAATCCCATGCACCTGCCAGCACGGCGCCACGCCACCAGCAGCCAGCGCTGTCGGCCCTACACGCTCAAGCCTGGTGATTCGGTAGCCGTCGCGAACGCTGCCTACCGGAAATCCGTCCGGCGTGTGGGTGAGGAATAGCGGTTGGTCGGCGTGCTTGGCCTTGTAATCACGCCAGTACCACCAGCGAACCGCTGCGAAAATTGCCACAAGGCCAATGATCGGGAGTGCGTATTCCATTTCAGTTCCTTTCGTCAAAAGTCGGCGCTGGCACTACGGCGCTCTGATCAACCAGCCGCCGAACCCGGCGGTCGAGCTGACCTCGCGCATAAAGCCGCGCGAGTCAGCTCACCTCTACGTTATGCCCCATGCTCCGCGCTGCATAGCATGTCCGTCTGTTCGTAAGCATCGCGGGGCGTGTCCGGTATAAACAGCGATCCCTGCGCCTTGTGCTGCTCGAATCGTGCCACGCCTGCCTTGTAGTAGTCCGCATCCAGTTCGCACAGCGTAAGGTCATAGCCGAGGTTATGGCAGGCTATGGCTATGCTCATGCTGCCGCCGTGAGTGTCTAGGATGCGGTCGCCGGGCTTGGCGTAGTTGGCGAGTAGCCATTCGTAGAGCTTTACGGGCTTTTGGGTGGGGTGTATTTTGCCCTGTTCAGCAAGCACCGACCGCCGCCAAAGTTTGGCCGGGCTTTGAAAGCTACTCCACGCCATTTCACACATTGCCAAGCTAAAGTCATGCGGCTGCACCTTGTCCCATATCAAAAACCCTTGCGTAGCGCCCAGGTAGTCTAGGAAGTAATTGCCGCCCCAAACAATCTGGTTATGGCTCACGCGCTTTAATTCAGCAAAGTATTCCGCGTCTGGTATTGCCGCATCCCAAGCCTTTTTGGTGTGCTGCTGGCGCACGGGGTTAGAGCTAATCCCTATCCCATAAGGAGGGTCGCAAATCGCAAGGCTAAACGCCTTATCAGGCAGGCCGCGCATGTAGTCCATGCAATCACCGTTCAAAAGTTCTATGCTCATATTCACCTCAAAACCGGCATAACCCGGCGTTCAACCCGGACTCCGCAAAGGCGCGGAGCCGGTTAACTCTATGTTGGGCACCTGCGGTAACGGATACCAGTGCGTCACGGTCCTATCGTCGTCCCCTTGGTGCGGGAATGTCCACTGTGCAAACGCATTGCTTGCCCCATGCCAGTAGGTCGCCCACGCAGTCAAAATTGAGCCGTCGTCACACAGCACGGCCACCGTTCCGTCTTCCTCTTTCGGCAGCCGCCGCTTTGCAGAAATCCACTTCGTCATCGTCTTTCCTCTCCGGGCCAGTGCCCAACCAATCATTCCAGCCGAGGCCAGCAAGCGGCGTCGGTCTTGTGTTGCGTTACCGTGGCCCGGCTGAATTCAACCGTTCGGCGTCTTCGAGTAATCGTCCTCGGTTTTCAGAGGCAGCGTTGGCGCCTGCTCGAAGTGCTGCTCAACCAACCAGTCACCGAAGGCCGTCGTCGCGCAGCGGCCGAACCCAAGCGAACGCACCACGCCAAGTTCCATCAGCCTCTTCAGCGCGGCCTTCGGCGTGTCGTAACTGTTGTCGTCTTCGGCGGTTTCCTTGAATCGGATCAGCCACGCCAAATCTTCTTCTTGCAGAATCTCAGTTGCTTTCATTCTTTTCTCCGATCAGTCAGCCGCCGAACCCGGCAGTCCACGCGGACTCGCCGATAAGACCGGCGAGCCTGTGACTTTTACGTTATGCGTCACCAAATTCACCGCGCAGCATGGCGGACTCAATTTCCTGCACATTCACTTGTGCTCCTTCATCCTTGGCCGTCTGGATGCCGTAACGCTTCATGTCGCGGTTCAAAAACTGTCCAAGCAGATGCCGCGCCGTTTTCACGCGGTCATCCTCAGTTGTCACATGCCACAGCCAACCCCACGCAATAGCGGCTGAGGTTTTCAGCGCATCAAGCTCCATGCCTTCAGGCGATGTCGCGTGCAGCCTTCGCACTGTTTCGTACTCTCGCGTTTCATCTATCTGTGTCATTTTTGCGCCCTTTCGTTTCGCCCATACCAGTGCAAGCGGCCTGTAACCTGTGTGGCACACACCGCCTTCGGAAAACTCAACCTTGTAAATCATGCCGCGTCCCTGCCAGCACTTCGCGCCCGCGCTTCACTCGGTTGTATAGGCTTCTCGGATCTTCTGTGCTTGCCTCGCCGCCAACATAGGCAAAATCGTGGTCTACAACATCGGCCAGCGTGTTAAGGAGCAGGGTTATTTCTGCAATCATCTCTCTGCCATGTCGCCGCACAAAGTCGCGGGAAAGATTATCTGCATCGCATACGAGCTGATCCAGCCTGCGTGCGTATTGCAGGTTCAAGCAAGTCATCGCCAGCTTGTCGGCTTCCTCATTTGCTGCAATCGCGGCTTGCAAGCGTTCTATCATGTGCATATCGTTTTCCTCAGGGTTACGCATAACTCTGCGTTAGATGCCTTCCGCAGCGCCAAGTCCAGCCGCGCCAGCGCGTTCCAACAACAATGTGCCGCGTGGTGCAGTCCTGTGTCCGGGTCGCGTTCCTCGCCCGTCGCCTCGCGCATCAAGTGGCGCAGCATGGCGTCTGTGTAGCGGCGCTCGCCGTCCGGCACTTCAACCCATCCGTTGTCGGTGTATTTGTTCGCGCCGTAGGTGCCCACCTTGCCCACCTCTTGCAGCGCACGCGCAAAACCGCACATCACAAGGCCAAGCCGGTTCTTTCCGGCGTCCAGCTTCGCGCCAGCCTCGTTCGGTTTCTTGCTGTTCGGGTCGGCTTCGAGCGGTCCGAATGTCTCAACCGCGTGTTGTTCATCAGCGTTCATATGCATAAAGTTCTCCAGCATCTTCAATCTCCGGCATCTAACCCAGCAGTCCAGCGGACGCCGTGCCGGCGCCGCTGACTTTTGCGTTAGGCATCTTCCACTCGGCACGGTGATGGGTTCTCGTCAAACCGTACCGCCTTGATTGTTTCGTTTCCGAGCAGCATCGCCTTCATCAGCCTATGCCTTCCGTCCATCAGTTCTCCGTCCTCGTCAAGAATTACCG